TCATTTCACGACCCGCAGAGCCCCGAACTCCAGCGCATCCGCGGCCTTCCGCAGATGCTGCGGAGAGAATCGCGCATAGACGCTGGAGGTGATCTGCACGTTCGAGTGGCCGAGATACTGGCTGATCTCGTCCATGGGCACGCCGGCCTCGGCCATGTGGACCGCGGCCGTGTGGCGCAAGGTGTGCAGGGTCACGTCCGACAGGCCGGCATTGGAAACCGCCCGCAGGAAGCCCTTGCGGATGCACTTGACCGGCCCGCCCGCCCACTCGATCACATGGTCAGAGAGCGCGGCCGCACGGGCGGATGTCAGCGCGGCGCGGAGTGTGTTGTTGATCGGCACGGTCGCCCGGCCTTTGCGAGGCCCCTCGGCATCGACCCGCAGCCGGATCTGCCCACGCTCGAGGTCAACCCGATCCCACGTCAGCTCCAGCACCGCTCCGACGCGAGCCGCCGTCGTCAGCAGGGCGGTGATCGCCAGCTTGATGTGGGGCTCGCATTCGGCCTCCATCAGCCTCGAAACCTCGGCGTGCGTCAGATAGCGGTCGCGCGGCGCCGGCTTGGCTGGCCTCTCGATGTGCGGCGCCACCTGGATCAGGCCGCGCTTGGCCGCCCAGAGCAGACATGTCCTCAGGTGGCCGAGTTCCGTCCAGACGGTGCCGACGGAGACCGTCTTGCGCCGCGCCTTGGTGTAGCTCCGGCAGGCTTCCGGCGTGATCTGATCGGGCCGCAGCGCGCCGAAATGCGGCAGGACGGCGTTGCCGCTGGACCGCATGTTGCGCTCGACCGGGCGGCCCTTGCGATCGGCAAGATAGGCCGCCCACAGGTCTCGGACGGTCGTCGCCCCGGCGGGCAGGGTCTCCCTGCGGATCCGGTCTAGCGCCTCGACCTCGGCTTCCGCTCGCGTGCGTGCGTCAAGACGATAGCGCCTTCGGGCTCCATCCTCCCACCATGAGACGACGAACCGCCCGTTGAGGCGGCCGATCCGATACTCGCGCATTCGTAGTCCTCCACTGATCGTGCTGGGATTCGGATCATGCGTCCCACCCTGAACCCGGACAAGCGGCCGGACTTGACCAGCTGGCGCACGGTCTCGGCCGAGCAGCCCCAGCGGTCCGCCAGCATGTCAGGGGTGAAGGGCCTCGCGTCGCTCATGCCTGCCTCCTTTCCCGGCGCATCCGCGCCATGTCCCTCATCGTGATCTCGACAGCTCCAGCGGCCACGGACCGATCCCACGGTAGGATCACGCCACGGCCTCCTCTGCGGCCCATCCGCTCCACTGATCGGCGCAGGCCTCGGCCACGCCCTCGAAGGTGCGGCTGCGGAATTTCCAGCGGTCGGGCCCCGGCGGCGCGCGGTGGACGGCCGACCAGCGCTTGTGCTCGGGCGTGCCGGGCCGCGGCGGCGTCAGTCGGTTGGTGGCGGCGAGCCGCGGCAGGCCGCGCAGATAGAAGCTGGTCGCCTTGAAGAAGGGCTCTCCAAACCACCACGGCTGCACTGTCTGTGGGCGCGGCAGATCCGCCGGCAGGCGGGCCCGGGCATGTGGGTTCATCACCGGGTTCTCGACCGCCACGCGCGGCACCGGCGCCTGCCAGCAGGCCGCAAACAGCGCCGCCCCGCGGTCGAGGTCGGCCCACAGGAAGGCCAGCCGCTCCTCGCGACCCATCCGGGCGAAAGCCTCGCGCTCCGCCGCGGCATAGGTCTCGGGGAGGCGCTTCGAGGGCTCATGCAGCCACCGGACGCCGCTGTTGCAGAGCCGCGTGCAGGGCGGGTGCGCCACGACCAGCAGGTCCCAGCCGTCGGCCAGATGGTCGCGAACGTCGCCGATGATATGACGGTTCGACCGATCCTCGGCCGGCAGCAGGTCGCAGGACCAGACGTCATGCCCGCGGGCGGAGAAGGCCCGGCGCATCACGCCCGAGGTCTCACAGCCGATCAGGATGCGGAGGGTGTCAGCCATGCTGCACCTCCGGCAGATACCGCAAGGCGGCAGGCGACACGTTGCGCGCGGATGTGGGGAGGCTGCTATGCCTGGGGGCCGGACGACCTACAGGTCTTGCGTGTCCGGCGCGGATGACCCCTCGCGCCCTGGGGCGCAAGCACAGGCTAGTAGCGCAGGTGGGTGCTGCCGATCCTGCGGGGGCGGGTGGGAGGTTCAGTAAGTTGATGAGTTTATCTGCTCGATAGTGCATGTATGCACCAATATTGGTTAAGTAAGCGCTACCACTTTCGGTTGCTTCAAAAGCCGGACAAATTATCCAAGGATCAGCCATTGGCGTGCCCTTCGATCACCTGGGGCTCCTGCCGGCCCCGTGCTGGAGCTTCGAGGGTCTTTACGGCCGTCAGATAGAGGCGGACCCCGTTGAAGATCTGCTTCGCCACGGCGGCGCGGGCGAGCCCATCGGCCGGGCTGATCTTGCCCGCCCGCATGTCGCGCAGATCCTCGGCGAGACCGGAGATCATGCCATGCAGCCCGAGGCTGTCGGCTACGGGGGTCGAGGCGTAATCACGCTGTTCCATAGTGCCTCCTGTAGTGCTGGTGGGCCGCCTCGGTGTGCAGGGCCTCCGCGAGCGCGGAGAACACAGAGAGCAGCCGCCGGTCCCGGAAAGCCCCGGGCGCGGGAATGACGGTCCCGAAGGTCTGCTCGCACCAGCGGCAGACCGGCTCGACCGGCCAGCACTGCACCGGTCCGGGCCAGCGGTACTCGCGGCGCTCTCCGCAGATTGCGCAGGTGAAGGGGCGCGGCCGGTCAGGACAGATGGGCATGCGCCACCTCGGCGGGCTGCGGGTTGCAGATCGGGCACGCGACGCCAGCCCGGATCTCGGTTTCTGTCAGGTCAAAGCGCCATTCCGCATCGTGGCCGCAGCGGGGGCAGACGAAGTGCCCGCCCCGCGTTGTGCGCCAACCCGGCTTGAGACCAGGCGCTTGGCCGACGTCGGCGGCGCGAATCATCACGCGCCGCGGGGGGCGCGGCTTGCGGAAGCCGAAGAGGTCGAGGACTGGCTCAGCCATGGGCAACCTGCGTCGGGAAGTCCTCAGGGTCCAGCCGCTCGCCGCGTTTCAGAGCGGCCGTGGCGCCCTTGGGCGTGAGGATGAAGACGGGATCTCCACCAGAAAGCACGGTGGCACGGCATTTCCTGGCAAAGCCATCCGCGATCATGGCCTCCCATGCGTCGTAATCAGGAGCGCCGGGCCCGGTGACGAAATGATTGCGGTAGCTCTGCTTGCGCCTGTTCGGCAGGCCGAGGGCGTGACGGGCAAGCTCAATCTGGTGCTGGCTCATGTCACCCATCGGCCGCCCCCACCACCTCGTGCACGCGCTCGGCCGTGCAGCCGAGGCGCTGCGCGATCCGCCGGGCGATGCCGATCCGGTCAACGGGCATGGGGTGGCCGCCCGGCAGGTGCGGGGACACGGCGGCGACGGCTTCGGCCCAGGCGGAGAGGATCTCGTCTCGCGCAAAGGTTTCGATCTGGTCGCGGTCAAGCATGGTCAGTCCTCGCCCCAATACGACATGTCGGCGTCGGCGCAGGCTTCCGGGCCATCCTCACGCTGGTGGTCATCGGCCCAGTAGCTGGGCGCCACCTCGCGGGCGTAATCGGCAATGGACGAGCCATCGTCGAAGGTCGGGCCCGCGACCGAGACACACCGCGCCACGAAGGCTTCGATGAATTGCTCCTTCGTCATGTCACCCGCGCTCACGGCCGGCCTCCGTGCGGGCGCCATGGCAGGCGCAATAATCGTCGGCGCCGAGGCAGCGGCAGTGCGGGCGGCGGGCTTGGCAAACGATCTCCTGATGGAGCTGGTGCAGGAGGAGATCGGTGGCGGGGATGAGGGTCATGGGGGCTCCTGTATCCTCGGAGGAAGAGGCCCCGGCCCGGAGGCCGGGGAGTTGCGACAGGGAGGGTGCGCGGATTGCCCGCCGCGCCGGGGTGGCGTCAGGCCATGCCGAGGGCGGCCTTGTAGAGCTCGAGGAGGGTCTCCTCCTCGGCGATGTCGTCAGGCGTGCGCTTCCGGAGCGCCACGATCATCCTGAGGATCTTCGGCGCATAGCCCCGGCCCTTCGCCTCGGCCATCAGCTCCTTCTGCTGGCCGCCGATCTCCTTCTTCTCGGCCTCGAGCTGCTCGTAGCGTTCGATGAACTGGCGCAGCTCGTCGGCCGCGACCTGATAGGCGGCCTCGGCCACGGCGCGGTCGGCGGGCGTCTCCTTCATCGGCGGCTTGCGGATCCGGCCGCTGTCGATGGCCGCGGCCATGCGGTCGAGATCGGCCGCGCCCAGGCTCTCGATCGGAACGGGACGCGCGCGCGGCGCGGGCTGCGGGGCGGCCTCCATCACATGCCCCGCATGCCGTTGGCCTGCTGGCGCATGGTCTCGGCGACGTCGGTGGCGTGGGCCCAGAGGACGGTGGCGACGAAGAGGAAGCCCAAGAGCGCCAGCGCCCCCAGGAGCAGGCCGGTCAGGTTCGGCCCGAGCGGGCTGGGCCTGCTCGTCCGGAAGGTCGGCCGCGGCACCGCACGGTGCAGCGGGCGGCCCATGGCGATGGCCAGTTCGTGATCCGTCAGGAGCCGGCTGGCGGCCTCGCGGATCTCGGGTGTCGGCGCGTGCTCGGCGTGATGGCGGGCCATATTGAGCGCGCGGGGCGAGAGGGGGAGATGCTGTTTCATTGCCCGAGCGCCTCCCGCGCCTGGGCGAGAATGGTGTCGACCTCGGCCCCGGGCTCCTCATCGGCAGTGTCGAGTTGCGGGAGCCCAGCCTCGGCCGCGGCGAGCAGCCGGCGCAGCTGCGGCTCGGTCAGGTCGAGGAGGGCGAAACGGGCAATCGGCGTCGAGGCCGGGTAGCGGATGGCGGTGGCGGTCATGGCCGGGCCTCCGCGATGTGGCAGCGGTTGCCAGAACGGGACAGGCGCGCCCTGGCGTTGGCGAGCAGGCTGGCCCAAGCCAGCGGCTGGAGGATCATGGGCAGTCTCCCGTCAAATGCACGGTCAAGGATCGACCGTCTGACGAGAAGCTATTGGGGGAGTTTCCCCATGTCAACGCTCTACTGGGGATTTACCCCCATTTACGTGCAGAATCGCGCCGGCCTCCCCATCGGCCCCACTGCCGGCGGGTACAGGACGGCGCTAAAGCCGGGCACTCCGAAACCCGCGGAGGCGGGCGGAAAGTGAATTGTGCTTTATCACGGAGCGAACCAGACGGCCTGACGACCAAGCGCCATCAGACGTAGACCCGCTCCACATAATCGGGCGAAAGCGTCAGCAGCACAGGCGCTGCCCACTTCAACCGGACGCCGTGCATGTTGTCTGCATCCGGGTTCAGCGACAGGAGGCTGAAAGTGCCCTCCTGGCTACCCACCTTGACAACCTTGAGCCATGCCCTTCCGTCAGCGTCCTCGCAGACACAAGGGGTGTTGAGCGCCTCGACCGGCACGCCCTCTGCGGCGGCGCGCGTGTAGAAGAGCACCGATCCAGGGCGATAGAGCGGCATCATGCTCTCTCCCTTGACCTCTACCGCGACTATGCCGTGTGGCTTCAGCTGCGGGGGGCGGGCGACATGGTACATTCCATCGCCCTTCTCGTAGGCGTCTAGGAGGTCAACCCGCGCCCCCGCACCCACGCAGCCCGCCACCGCAATGGGCGCGTGAGCCGGACGCGCATTCAGATCTCCCGTCATGCCGATCTGAATGATCTCATCGACCGTTCGCCCAAGCTCTCTGGCCAGGGCGTAGGCGTTGGCGACCTTGGGCGACGACTCGTTGCGGATCAGATCTCGCACGCCAGACTCGCCCATGCCTGCAGCTACCGAGAGCGGCTTCATCTTGATGCCCTCAGCCTCCATGACGATCTGCAGGCCACGCACGAAGGCGTCCAGGGTCTTTTTCTGCATGTGGGGAAAGTGCCCCATACCCCGGCTCCGTTCCATGGGGAAGTTCCCCTTGCCAATATGGGGGAGTTCCCCCATATTGCCCGCCATGGAACAGCTCATCTCAGACATCGAGGCCCATTGCGCGGCGTGCGGGATCAGTCCGCAGAAGCTGTTGCGCGAGGCCATCAACGCGAAGTGGGGACAATGGCAGGACTGGAAGGACGGCAAGTCCAGCCCGACCATGAAGGTTGTGGATCGCCTGCGCGCCCACATGGCGGGCGCCGAGATGACCGCTACCGGTCATGGGCTGGTCTCTCAGGAAGAAGCAACGGGGGCAGCGTGATGACCTACGCCGCCCCCTTCGCCCGTCATGAAATCGCTTCGTCATCAAAGCCTCTCGCCAAGGCACAAGATGGAGCGAACATGCGGAAAAATCCTGCCAATTCTGACGAGCACGCCAGAACGAGCCGAAAATGGTTCTCCAACCTGCTGCGCCGGGCCTTTCCGGCCAACTCCGAGGCTGAACTGGCCGAGCGCGCAGCCCCCGTGCTGGGCGTCAGCACCCGGCAGGTGCGCAACTGGCTGCGCGAGGATCACGATGCGTCCCTCCGCTACGTCACCGCCGTGATGATGATCGCGGGCGCGGAGGTGGTCTTCTCCCGGATGGAAAGCCGCCAGCCATGATCCGGGTCTGCTGGCACATCACCAGGCGCTTCTACGAGGTGCGGGCCAGCCGCGCCTCGTCCAAGGGCCTGACGGATAAGCATCGGCGTCTGCAAGGAAAAGCCATGAAATATTCTTCCCTGATCGAGCACTACGAGGCGCATCACAAGAGCCCGGAGCCCCGGGAGCGCCGCCTGCCGTCCGGCTGGTGGCTGATCGTGGCCGCGCTCGTCTATGCGCTCGTTTACGTCCTCGCGACATGGGCCGTCCTCGCATGAATATCGCCGCCGCGCCCGCGCCTGCCTTGGTCGCGGCCACTCAGCCGGGGGCGCTCGCTCCTTCTGCCCCCGGCCTTTTCCTTTCGGCGCGACCCTCCTCTGCGGCGCGGCAGGGACCTGCGGGAGCGGTGCGTCAATGACCGCGCCCCTGCACCCCTTGCCGCTGCCCCGCGTCCCCGACTGGACCGCGCTCCGCGCTCATCCCGCTCGGGACGCGGGGCTCCTGCATTTCGGCGCCGGCCCGGCGCGGGTGGCGCGCCGCGCGAAGCTCGGCCGGCCGGTCTATCTCGCCACGCCCTACAGCCTGCGCGCCGTGGATCCAGAAGGCCGATGGTCGGCAGACATGTCGGCTGCGGCCATGGGCGATGCCGGGCGCGAGATCGTGCGGCTGCAGCAGGTGGGCGTGACGGCGATCTCGCCCGTCGCCCTTTCGGGCGTGGCGGTGCATGCCACGCTCTATCCACGGCCCGTGCTCGATCCGCTCGATGCCGTGCTCTGGGCAGAATGGTGCCGCCCGATCCTCGATAGCTGCTCCGCGGTCGTGGTGCCCGACATCCGTGGCTGGTCGCGCTCTCTCGGCATCTGGCACGAGGTGCGCGCCGCGCTCGCGCGCCAGACCTCGGTCTTCGTCTATGCGGAGGGGCCGGAGCGATGATCCACCGTGGACGGATCACCAGCGAGGCCGAGCTGCGGCGGCTGTGGGCGGACCCGAGCCTCAGCATCTCCGAGATCGGGCGCCAGCTCGGCATCAGCTATCAGGCGGTCCAGCAGCGGGCCGCGCTGCGCGGGCTCGGCCCGCGGCCGGTGGCGCCCAACGAATGGGCGCGCTGGGTGCCGCCCGAGGACTTCGCCGAGATGTGGCGCGCGGGTGTAAGCCTGCGCGACATGGAGAAGGCCTTCGGCGTGGCGCACAACACCATCACGAAGGCGGCCCGGCAGATGAAGCTCGGGCGCCGGCGGATCTGCCGCTGGAGCGCGCTGCCGCTGGCCGAGTTCCGCCTCCGCCAGCGCCTTGCCGCGGCCGCCGCCGAAACGCGGGCGGCGATGGATCTGCGCGAGATGGTGGACCGGCCCTATCACGGCAGGAAGCGCTGCCGCATCGAGACGAGGGCCGCATGACGCCCGAAGATGCCGCCCGCGCTGCCCTGATCCGCGCCCGCGGCCATCCCGCCCGGATCACCGAGATCGTCGCCGAGGTCGCAGCGGCGACGGGCTGGGAGCCGCAGGAGATCACCGGCGCCCGCGTCTTTCCGGGGCTCGTCGAGGCCCGCGACCTCGCCTGCTTCATCGCGCGTCGCGAGGGCTTCTCGCTGGCCCGGATCGGCAACGTCCTGCGGCGCGACCATTCCAGCATCAGATCGGCGCTGCAGCGCGAGCAGCGGCGCCGGGGAGGGACATCATGACAGCGCACCCGCGATCCGTTCCCGCAGGATCCGCGCCCCGGCTGATCGAGGCCGGGCACCTGCCGGACTATCCGCTGGACCCGAACCAGCGCCTCACGACGCATTTCTTCATGGCCTGGCACCATGACCGGTGGCTGAACAGCCGCTTCCGGCTCTCGGCGCCGCCCGACGTGCGCGGCCTCGCCTTCGACCTCTTCTGTCTGAGCCAGAAACAGACCCCGGTCGGCACGCTGCCGGATGACGATGTGCAGCTGGCGGCGCTCCTCATGCTCGACCTGAAGGCCTGGCAATCCTACCGCTCGCGCGACTGGTCGCCGCTCTACAAATGGGTGCCCTGCCAGTGCGACGGCGAGGTGCGCCTCATGCACAGTGTCGTGGTCGAGATCATTCTGGAAAGCCTGAGCCTGCGCGAGAAGCGGCGCGTCGAGGGCGAGACCGGGCGGCGCCGGAAGCGCCTCGCGCGGCTTCCCGACCAGATCCTCGATGCCGGCGGCACGCGGAAGATGGCGGCCGATCCGGGTCTTCTCGAGCGCATCGACAGCTGGCTCGTCCAGTTCTGTCCCGGCAACCGGACCCGCGACATGGTGCGCCGTGCGCTCGAGGCGGATGCGCTGGCGCAGGCCGACGCCGTGCAAGGGATTGGTGCGTAACGGTTAATTCTGTCCGCCGGACAGAATGGGGACAGAACGGGACAGAATGCGGACAGAACCGGACAGAACCGGACGGAAGCGGCCGCATCGGGCCGAATTCTGTCCGGCGCATAAGACAAGACAGAGACAAGACAGAACAGAGTTCCGAAACGCCCGGAACCGGTTGGCGAAGCGGCAGGCGTGGCAGTGCTGAGAAAGGGAACGGGGCCATGAGTGGAGCGAAGGCGGAAGACCGGGCGCGGGTGAAGGCGCTGGTGGTGGATCGGCTCGAGCAGGCCGGGATGGCGCGCAAGCGCGGCGTGTCCGCGGCGGTGCATGAGGCGACGATGGGGCGGATCTGCGAGCGCCTCGCCTACATGAGCGACGACAACCTCATGACGCTGGCCGAGACGCTGATCGACAACGCCCCGGATGGCATCTGGCCGTCCGAGCTGGTGATCCGCGAGTTCGCGCGGGGGCTCCAGGAGCCGCCCGCGGCGGAGCGGCGGATCGTGACCAGCTGGCTCGCCTCGATCGAGGGGCCGAAGGCGGAGGCGGGCGGACATCTGGTCGAGCTCTATCGCTGGCTCCTGAAGCATCCCCGCCCGCCCATGGCCATGGACATGCGCGGGATCCGGGAGCAGGCGGCGGAGAACGCGCGGCGCTGCGAGCTGACCCGCGACCGGATCGACCGGGAGACGGCGAGCCCGGAGGATCGGGGCTGGCTCGAGCAATATCTGCGGGATCGGGATGCGGCCCGCGCGCTGGTCGATGCCGGGCGGGGGCAGAAAGAAGTCAAGGAAGGGGATGCAGCATGATGGCTGTGAAGGTGGCGCAGGTGACGCTCGCGAAGGCGCCGTGGGATCTCGGGCCGCTGACGCCTGCGCAGATTGCGGGCAAGCGGATAGAAGAGGTGACCGAGATCGACGAGAAGACCGGCAAGCGCGTGAACCCGAACGGCGTGATGCGGACGCGGCGCGAGACGTGGATCGGGCGCTACCACCGGCAGGGCAAGCTCTCGGATGAGCAGGCCAACATCGCGGCCGAACTGTTCGAGGCGTCCGCAGGAAACCCCGCGCGTGACCCGCTGGCGGCGCTTGTTCGCGTGGATGCGTCGGGCGAGCGGGACCGCGAGGCCGAGCGGGTGGATCGCCGCCGCAAGTTCTTCGCGATGTGGGAGGAGGTCCCGGCCTTCGCCCGACCGGTGATCCAACATGTCGTTCTGGACGACAGGTCGCTCCGCAGTATGCCGGGACGTGTGGATAGCCGATCCGAGGCCCGTCAGCTTGACCGCCTCCAGCGTGGGCTGGAAGCGCTCTGCGAGGCATGGCGCTGAGCGGGACTTGACCTGCCCCAAACAAATCGGCAGATTGGCATCATCGCGAGACGTGGCGAAAGCGCTGATCGCATGAATGGAACGCCTGGGAGCATCGCTCGCCGGGCGTTCTGCGTTTTGGGGGCGCCGATGGACCTGTCTCTTCGCATGGAAGATAGCGGGATCGGCAAGGCGCTGGCGCAACTGAGCGGCCCGGATCTGCGCCGGGCGGTGAGCTGGGCGCTGAACGACACGGCGCAGGATGTGCTCGGCCATGTGCAGGAGCGGATGGGGCAGGGCTTCGACCGGCCGACGCCCTTCACGAAGAACGCCTTCATGGTCTGGCGCTCGACGCCGCAGACGCTCGAGGCGGCGGTGCAGGAGCGGCCGAGCGTGGGCGCCCGGCATTACCTCAAGGTGCAGGAGCGGGGCGGGCCGCGGGGCCGCACCGGGTTCGAGACGCTGCTCGACCGCAGGCTCTCGTTCGCGGGCGACATCCGCTCGGTGATCCCCGCCGACAATGCCCGGCTCGATGCCTACGGCAACTGGTCGCGCGGCGAGCGCAATCAGGTGCTCTCGGCGCTGCAGGCGCAGGGCGATGCGCGGGCGAACACGACGGCAGGCTCGAAGCAGCGCAACCGGCGCCGGGCCAGCTACTTCGTGCCGAAGGCGGGGCTCACGCCGGGGGTCTACAAGCGCACGGCAGGCGGGCAGCTGGGGATCGTGGCGGTCCTCTCGCCGAAGGTGCCGGTCTATCAGCAGCGGCTGGGCTTCTACGAAGGGGCCGAGGATGTGGCGCGGGTGAAGCTGCCCCAGCACCTCGGCCGGACGCTCGGGCGGCTCGCGGCGAAGCGGCGGGCGGCCTGACCCCTTTGGGTCCTCCCCCCGAGGGGGCCGCACGCGGGTAATTCGCACCCCGTCACAAATGGAACCGCCCGATCCCGCCGGGGTGCAGGTTGCGGTTCTTGTTGTTGTTTCTACAGGAGAAAGCCCGTGCTGACCACCGTCACCCTCGTTGATGGGAGCGTGCTCGACCTCGCGGCCTGGCCGCTTCCCGAGGGGATGGAGGACGGCACCCTCAACCGCGCGCAGCTCGCCCGCGCCTTCTCGGTCTCCGAGAACACGATCACGAAGTGGATCTCGCAAGGCATGCCGGTCATGTCCGACGGGCAGAACGGCGTGGCCTACGAGTTCCGCCTCCGGCACTGCTACGCCTGGCGCATGGAGCGCGATGCCCGCGCGCGCGCGGCCAAGGCCCAGGGCGACAGGCTCGCCGCCCAGGCAGCACTCGCCTTCCGCAACCTCGACGAGGATCAGGCCGAGGAGGAGGCGGAGCTCACCGCGGACGATCTGAAGAAATGGTCCGAGGCCGAGTATCACCGCAACCGGGTGGCGGAGCAGCGGGGCGATCTGGTGCGCGCAGGCCGGATGCGCGAGCTCCTCGAGGAGCTGATGGTCTCCTTCGGCAACGCGCTCGACACGCTGCCGGACTTCTGCGAGCTGAACTTCAGCCTCTCGGCCGAGCAGGTGGCGAAGCTCCAGGAGCGCTGCGATGCGGCCCGGATCGACGCGCGGGCGCGGATCGAGGCCGCGCTCCTGCGACCCGGCGAGGTCGTGGCCCTCGGCGCGCAGAAGGCGCTCGATCTCTGATGGTCGAGATGCTCGACCGCGGCATCGGGCGGCTCACCCGCATTCCGCCGCTGCCGCCCTTCACCGCGCCTGAGGAGATCTTGGCCGACGCCCTGCCGCTCCTCGATCCGCCGAGCCGGGTCACGGTGACCGAGGCGGCAGAGCGGCACATGCGCGTGCCGGTGCAGGGCAACTGGGTGCCCTTCGACCGCGCGGTGACGCCCTATACCGTCGAGCCCGCGGACATGACCCAGTCGCGCCGCTTCAAGGCCGTGGTCTTCCTCGGGCCCTCGCAGAGCGGCAAGAGCCAGATGATGCAGTCGGTCTCGGCCCATGCCGTCACCTGCGCGCCGGGCCCCGTGCAGGTCATCCACATGACCAAGACCGATGCCGACGCCTGGGTCGAGGAGAAGCTCGACCCCACCATCCTGAACAGCCCGGCGCTCCGCGAGCGGCTGGGCACCGGGCGCGACGACAGCACCTTCAGCCGCAAGCGCTTCAAGGGCATGCGGCTCACCATCGGCTATCCGGTGCCGACCCAGCTCTCGAGCCGGTCTCAGCGCCTCGTGATGCTCACCGATTACGATCACATGCCCCAGAAGCTCGGGCCGAAGGACAGCCCGGAAGGCTCGCCCTTCGGCATGGCGCTGCAGCGGATCCGCACCTTCATGAGCCGGGGCTGCGTCCTGGCGGAATCCTCGCCCGCCTTCCCGGTGGACCCGAATGCGGACTGGGCGCCGCATGCCGGCCATCCGCACATGCTGCCGCCGGCCACAGCCGGGCTCGTCCCGATCTACAACGAGGGCACGCGCGGGCGCTGGTACTGGGAATGCCCGGACTGCGGCGATCTCTTCGAGCCGCGCTTCGACCGGCTGCATTACGATGCGGATCTCGATCCGGGTGCCGCCGGCGAGCAGGCGATGATGGAATGCCCGCACTGCGGAACGCTCATCGCCCATCGCCACAAGGTCGGCCTCAACCGCGCCGCGCTCGAGGGTCGCGGAGGCTGGCTGCACGAGGGCCGCCACATCGATGCGAACGGGCGCCGGGCGCTGGTCCGGATCGACGATCCCGACATCCGGCGCACGCCCATCGCGAGCTACAGCCTGAACGGGGCCGCCGCGGCCTTCGCCTCGTGGGAAGAGCTGGTCCAGCGCTACGAGACCGAGCGGCGGCGGTTCGAAGCCTTGGGCGACGACACCGACTTCGCCCGGGTGCATTACACCGACATCGGCGTGCCCTACCGGCGCCCGGAGGCCGAAGAGGAGGGCGCCCTCACGGCGGCGCAGATCCGCGAGCACATGCGCAGTCAGGAACGGCGCGTGGCCCCAGCCTGGACGCGCTTCGTCACGGTCTCGATCGACGTGCAGGGCAACCGCTTCGAGGTGCTGGTCATGGCCTGGGGCGCGCAGGGCGAGCGGATGCCGATCGACCGGTTCGCGGTGGCGCAGCCTCCCGACCATGCCCCGCGCGCGAAAGGCGACGACGGCCGCTACCGGGCGCTCGACCCCGGCCGCTATGTCGAGGATGCCGATGCGCTCCTCGATCTGCCCGAGCGTCTCTACCCGGTGGAGGGGGCGAGCTGGAGCCTGAAGCCCTGCGCCCTCGTGATCGACTTCAACGGCCCGGCCGGCTGGTCGGACAATGCCGAGAAGTTCTGGCGCGCGCGCAGGCGCGACGGTCAGGGCGGGCTCTGGTGGCTCTCGATCGGCCGCGGCGGCTTTCAGCAGCGCGACCGGGTCTGGCACGAGGCGCCGGAGCGGGGCTCGAAGGGCAGGCGCGCGCGCGGCATCAAGCTGCTGAACATGGCGACCGACCGGATGAAGGAGAGCGTCCTCGCGGCCGTCGGCCGGTTCGAGGGCGGTCAGGGCGCCCAGCATGTGCCCTCCTGGCTCGAGGCGGAGCATCTCGACGAGCTCCTCGCCGAGCGCCGCGGCCCCAAAGGCTACGAGAAGCGCCAGGGCGCCGCCCGCAACGAGACGCTCGACCTCTCGGTGCAGGCGCTGGCCGTGGCGGAGTTCAAGGGGCTGAACCGGATCGACTGGCAGGCGCCGCCCGCCTGGGCCGAGGCGGGGCCCGCCAATCCGTTCGCCGTGGCGGTCTCCGCGGCTGCCGCTGAGGCCGCACCGGCCCCGCGCCGGCGCGCGCGGACCTCGCGCTCGCGATACATGGAGGGATCATGACGCTCGACGATATGGAGCGGCGGCTCACGGGGCTGCTCGACATCCGCCACCGGGGCGTGCGGTCGGGCTCTGTCGGGTCCGAACGGGTGGAGTATCAGAGCGATGCCGATCTCGCGCGGGCCATCGCCGATCTCGAACGGCGCATCGCGAAGGCACGGAAGACGGCGCGCCGGGTGATCCGGCCCTATGCGGTGAAGGACCTGTGATGGCGGGGACCTTCCTGCGCCGGCTCGGCGCCTGGGTCGGCGGGTTCGATGCGGGCCTCGCCAACCGGCGCCTGCGCGGCTTCCGTCCCGCACGCGCCCATGTGAATGCGCTTCTGGCCGCGGCCGGGCCCGACATGAACGCCCGCGCGCGCTATCTCGTTCGCAACAACGGCTATGCGCAGGGCGCGCTCGACAGCTGGGCCGCGAACACGGTGGGCACCGGGGTGAAGCCCTCCTCGCTCATCGCGGCGCCGGCGCGGAAGGCCGCCCTCCAGCGGCTCTGGCAGGACTGGACCGACGAGGCGGATGCCGAGGGGCTGACCGACTTCTACGGCCTCCAGCGCCGCATCGCGCGGGAGTTCTTCCTCACCGGCGAATGCTTCGTGCGCCTGCGCGCGCGGCGGCCCGGCGACGGGCTCACGGTGCCGCTCCAGCTCCAGTGCCTGCCCTCCGAGATGCTGCCGATCGGCAGGACCGAAGTTCTCGGCGGCGGGCGCGCGATCCGGCAGGGGATCGAGTTCGATGCGGTGGGCCGGCGGGGGGCCTATCACTTCCATCGCCGCCATCCGGGCGATCCGACCGAGCCGGGGCTTGCGGGCGAGACGGTGCGCGTGCCGGCCGAGGATGTGCTCCATATCGTCGATCCGGTCGAGAGCGGGCAGCTCCGCGGTGTCTCGCGCTTCGCGCCCGCCATCGTGAAGCTCTTCCTCCTCGATCAGTACGACGATGCCGAGCTCGACCGGAAGAAGGTCGCGGCCATGTATGCGATGTTCATCACCTCGAACGATCCGGATGCGGCGCCGCTCGAGGGCGAGCTGGGCGATCAGGTGGCGCCGGGGCAGATCGTGCGTCTCGACCCGGGCGAGGACATGAAGGTGGCCGATCCCGCGGATTCGGGCGCGACCTACGAGCCCTTCCAGTACCGCACGCTCCTGCAGGTCTCGGCCGCCCTCGGCATCCCCTACGCCCACCTGTCGCAGGACATGGTGAAGGCGAACTACTCCAATGCCCGCACCGCCCTCATGGAGTTCCGCCGCCGGGTGGAGGCCTTCCAGCATTCGGTCCTCGTCTATCAGCTCTGCCGTCCGGTCTGGGCGCGCTTCACCGATCTCGCGGTGCTGACCGGAGCGGTGCGGCTGCCGGGCTACGAGCGCCGGCGGCGGGAGTATCTCGCCTGCGAATGGCTGCCGCCGAAGTGGCAATGGGTCGATCCGCTGAAGGACATCCGCGCCGAGATCGAGGAGATCGGCGCGGGTCTCAAGAGCCGGTCGCAGGCGATCGGGGAGCGCGGCTACGACGCCGAGGAGGTCGACCGCCAGATCGCCGCCGACCGCAAGCGCGAGGGGCGGCTCGGGCTCGACTTCCGCCGCAGCGCGCAGGGCTCCTCCGCGCCTGCGGCGCAGGACGGGGCGCGCGGCGACGAGGAGGACGATGAGGACGACGACGGCCGCGCGGCGGACCGGGATGCCGGCAGGAGGGCAGAGCCATGAACTATCCGATGATCGCGGGCCGGGTGTTCGGCACGCCGCTGCTGGTCGATCCCGTGAAGGGCGCGGCCTTTCTGGCAGGCCTCGGCCCCCGGCTCGTGAACGGGGCGCTCGAGCTGCGCGGGCTCGAGGAGCTCGCGCCCGACCGCGTGGCCGAGGCCGGGCGGATCGCGCCGCGCGCCTCGGTGCTCCTCGACGATGCGGGCGACGCCCGGCGGGAGGCGGGCCGGCCGCTCTACCGTGTGGAGGGCGGCGTCGCGGTGATCGAGGTCACCGGCACGCTCGTGCACCGCGGCGGCTGGATCGGCCAGTCCTCGGGGACGACCTCCTACGAGGGGCTGATGGCGCAGATCACCGCGGCGGTGGCCGATCCGTCCGTGCGCGGCATCGCGCTCGAGATCGACAGCTACGGCGGCGAGGTGGCGGGCCTCTTCGATCTGGCCGACGCGATCCGGGCCGCGCGGGCGGTGAAGCCCGTGCGCGCCTTCGTGGCCGAAGCGGCGCTTTCGGCGGCCTATGCGATCGCGAGCCAGGCCGAACGGATCGTGCTGCCGCGCACGGGCGCCGTGGGCAGCATCGGCGTGCTCCTCGTGCATGCCGACTTCTCGCAGGCCATGGCCGACCGCGGCGTCGCGGTCACGCTGATCCATGCCGGGCGGCACAAGGTCGACGGCAATCCCTACGAGGCCCTGCCCGAGGGGGTGCGCGCAGACCTGCAGGCCCGCGTCGAGGCCTCGCGCGGGCTCTTCGCCGAGACGGTCGCGGCCGGCCGCGGCGCGCGGCTGACCCGACAGCAGGCGCTCGCCACCGAGGCGCAGGTGCTCGACGGCGCCGCCGCGGTGGCCGCGGGGCTCGCCGACGAGGTCTCCGATCTCCGCAGCGCCTTCGCCGCCTTCCGCGCGGACCTGTCCCGTCCGCACCTTCCATCCCCCCGGGCCGGCACGCCGGCCGCAGCCAAGGAGACCCCGACCATGACCGATGAGACCACGACCGGCGCCGCGCAAGGTACGGCCGCAGAGGGCAGCGCGCCCCCGCTGGAGGCGGCGGAAGGATCCGGCGCCGCACCGGTCGCGAATGTCGCCGTGGCCGAGGCGGCCGAACTGATCGAGATCGGCCAGCAGGCGGCCCGGCTCGGCCTGACCGTCGATGTGGCCGACGCGATGCGGCGCGGTCTCTCGGCCGCAGCCCTGCGCCGCACCGTGCTCGACGGGCTGGCGGCCCGGGGCGACGGGGCCGACCTCGTGGCCCATGCCCCG